ATCTGATCAAGGCCGTCGTGCGGGTAGCGGCGGCTCACGGCCACCACCAGCCGCAGGTTGGCCTCGATCATGCGTTTCTTCGCTCGCTGCCCGGCCCTTAGGGCCCGGCGCTCATCGGGCGTCAGGTCGGCCCGATCGGCCCGATCGGCCAGGGCGGCGGCGGCCTGGACCTGATTCCCGAGCTGGATTTCCTCGGCAGGCGTCAGCAGCGGCACGCGACCGATGCTGGCCAGATAGCTCTGCATGTGTGGTGTGGCGGGGGTAGAGGGGGTCTTACGCTGCTGCCTTGCCGGCGCCTCACCAGGAATCCGGTCCGCGGTCAGACCTGCGTCATCACAGGAGGTAGCAGCTGCCCCGGCCGTCATGGTTCCGGCTGCAGCATGTTGAGCATCCGATCGATCTCTGCCACGCGAGAGGTGGTGCCGCGGGGATTGGCGGAGGCCAGCATGTCGCGGCGGGTCTCGAGTAGCAGGCGCAGGCGGTCGCGCTCGTGTTGAGCGCCGATCTGCATGGCTGAATGAGGTTCCATGCCGACGACCCTACGCTGGGATGCTGCCCTGCCGCCGATAGATGTGCCAGTCGCGCCGCTGTCCCAGAATCGTCCGTCTCGATGCGATGTGGGCCATCGTGCTGCCGGATCGCATCCGCCTGACGCCGGACACCTGGCAGCTGATGGTGTGGCTGCATCAGTACCAGGCCAGCCCGGATCGACCAGCCCTCAGCGCGGCTTGACCAGCAACGCCCACCCAGTCCCAGGCCCATCGGCCTCCCACCGCCGGAGCCAGTTGCGCCGTGAGTAGCGAATCCCGGCGCCGTTCGAGTGGTTCACGTAGCCGCCGGCGACCATGTCGGCCTCCCCGTTGGGGTCGTTCATCACGATCGCTTCGGGAGTGAAGCCGATGCACAGCGTCCAATGGCCGCCGCCGGTCGGAGCCTGCACGGGGCCCTGGTGCTGCCAGCCAACACCGACGGGGCGGCCGGCCAGGATCTCGGCCTCCAGCAGCCCCACGGCGGCATTGGTGACGAATCTGGCGTCCAGATCCAGGGAGCGCAAGGCTCGCACCTGGGCCTGACTGTCGGTCGTGTCGCCGAACTTCGCCCGAATCGCGTTGTAGGCGTCGTCGTTCCGCACCCGCCCGTAGAGCGCCGCGATCATGGCGCTGGTCGAACTGAAGCACTCGCGGTAGCCGGTGCCGCTGGTGTTGTCGTTCTGGCTGAAATACTGGACCTTCAGGATCTTTTCGGTCGGCCGCTGGGTCTCACCCCACAGCTTGATCTCGGCCTCACGACGGCGCCGCAGACCGGCCTCGCTGGGTCCACCGGGGTTGACGTAGAGCCGCAGGGCGGCGGGCACCGCCGGCCAGTCACGGTCACGCAGGACTCGAGTGATGGTCTCGAAGCCCTCGGCACCATAGAACCCCTCGCCGACGTTGTAGCCGAACGAGATCAGTGCCGCCTGCTGCCGGGCCGACATCTGCCGCCAGGTCGGGATCGACCGCGCCAGTCCGCCAGCGACGGTGAACCGCACGAACGTGTCGAGCATCTGATCGGCGACCGCCTGGGTGATGGTGTCGCCCGGCTTGACGCGGGTGCCATCGAAATGAGTGGTGTTGCCCCAGCCGATCGTCCAGGGGTCGCCGCCGGTCTCAGGATCGGGGTAGGCCAACAGCCGGCACCCCTCGAACTCCTTGATCACCGGCAGGGCGAGCTTCACCGCCGGATCGTCGGCCGGCTTCGGCAGCGGGGCCGCCCGGAACAGCTCGAAGAACCTGGCGAGCTGCTCGGGGGTCAGCTGCTCATGCAGCCAGTTCCATGCCGCGGCCTGATGCGGCTCCGGCGGATTCGGCGTGAACCGGGCCGCGTCGACCAGTTGGCTGCTCATCGCTTGGCTAGGGGGGTCACAAGGCCGGCGAACAGTTCGATGGCGCGATAGAACCGGCTGACCAGGTCGTCGTCCTTCGGAGTGTCCGTCAGGTTGACGATCAGAACAGCAGCGCCGTGGAGCGCCAGGACGATTTCGACCAGGTCGGTCAGGCTGACGTTGCTCATGGGTGCGACACCGCAGCAGGGGCTGCATCCACTCTAGGAAAGGCCCGATCCATGCCCACGGTGACCAGCACGGGCAGCACCAGGCCGCTGAGCACGGCCACCAGCATCAGCTGCGCTCGGGACTGCTCCAGCCGATTCAGGCGGGCATAGATGCCATTTTCGGGCTCGCCCAGCTGCTGCCGCAGCTCGCTCATGTCGGTGACCAGCCGGTCAACCAGCGTCCGCACCGCCACGACCTCGGGCAGCAGGTCCAGGTGGTTGATGCGCTCGGCGTCCACTGACTCAGCCTGGCTCTGTGGACAGGCTACTGAGATCAGGATTCGGCACCCACGTCCAGGCCTGGACCCAGTCGCCAGTCTCGGACTGAACGATCTCGCAGGTGTAGGACCCATCCGCCAAGCTGTGCGGCGGCGGGCTCGTGGGATGGACCATGACCACGCCGAACGGCAGCAGATCTTCGGCTGTCGGGAATGCAGGGAACCACGTCCTCGGATTCTCGGCCTGCAGCTGTTCCATGGTGATCGGCGCCGGTGTTGGCTCCAGCCTGTAGATGATCATCGTGCGGACATCAGGGTGAACTGCTCGAGGCCGGTCAGCTCGCGGTTCCAGCCGATCACTCGGGCGATCGGGACGTTGGTGTGGCCGTTGTTGCCTTGGGCGATCATCAGTCGGGAGATCGTCGGCAGCCCTCCCAGGTCATGCGAGATCTGCTGGGTGCCGGGCCCACCGCCCGCCAGGGCGGACACGGTAGAGCTGTTCCATGACACCACGAACCGCTGACGGGTTGGCAGCAATCCCGCCCCGGCGCGGGGGCCCTGGTACACCCCCGTCCATGATCCGGTCGTGATGACTGCCGGGGCCATACCAGCCGCGGCCAGGAACTCAGTGCCGGAATTGCGGCGCATCGCTACTCGGTACTGGCTGGCCTGGGCCTGCAGGTCGATGTAGTTCCCGGCGAAGGTGCTGCCAGATGCAGTGCCGTCGTCCAGGGTCAGCAGGCTGGACGTGTCAACGTGGCCGAACACCTCAACGAACACCGCGCGCAGGTTGGGATTGATCGGGTTTGGCAGGGTCCAGGACAGGCCATCGGATGGGCGGCTGATCGGGCTGACCGGGCCGTCGGAATGGACGTAGCTGCTGGGCAGCAGCTGGTTGTACTCACGCATGAAGCCGAACAGGTAGACGCCGCTGGCGCCATCTCCGAAGAATTGCTCGGCCGGATAAACCACACTGTTACCAATCTTCCTGACGATGCGGATTCGCGGCTGCGAGTAGCTGGTCCCGCCGCCCGAAAGGAAGTTATTGCCGACCTGAAATGAAACCAGCAACCAGCCGTCTTGCGTGCTTCGGATGTGCGGATAAGCGATCAGCCTCTCCTGGCCGCTGGAGATGGCAGTCCGAAAGTCCAGGATCTGCCCATTCTGCAGGTCAAGGGTGATGCAGATTGCGCCTTCGCCTTCAGTGCCGGATCCCGCTGATTCAATCCTTACCGCATGGTTGGCCGTGTCGCCAAATCCCTTGATAGCGATGGTGTACGACTGATAGGTTGAGATGTTCCACAGGCCGAACTTGCCGATGTAGTGGTGGCCATAGGATGTGTCCAGCATCAATCGGCTGGCCTGGTATCCGGCCGTGTTCTCCAGCCCGTCAATCGGGCCCGGAAAACCGCCGGTGATGGTGCAGCCCTTCAGATAGCCGCCGCCGCCTGCGCCCTGATTGCCGCCCCATGCAACGTTCGGGGCCTCCCATCCGCCAGTTCCCGCAAAGCGGTTGCTGTACCTGATCCCCTGAAACCTCTGCCCGTACTGCCCCTCAACCAGGACACCGAGATTGTTGCCGTTGCTGTCATGGTCGTAGACCACAGTGCCGGCAGCTGTTCTGGTGTACCGCTTGCTGCTGCTGATGTGATACTTCTCATACGGCCTCGTCACCGTCAGCACGTTTGTGTTGCTGACCAGATCATTGATCGTGCCAGTGCTGAAGTCGAATCGGAATGAAGCATCAGCGATGATGCTGTCCGCCGTCAATCCAGAGCTGACGGCAAAGTGTCGGCGGGCGTTGAGGCTCATCAGGTCCAGATGGTGGGGCGGCTGCCGCGCCAGGTGGTGCCGCCATTCCTGGTGTAGAAGGCGACGGTGTAGGTGTAGCCGGCCACAAGGGTTGGCGCCGTCCCGTCGGCCCACAGAATCGCCGGCCAGGTGATCGTGCCGGAGGTGTAAAGGAACTCAAACAGGAATAGGGTGATGCCGTTGGCCGGAACATTCGTGAACGTGAATGTCACGTTTCCGTTGACTGTGCGGAAGAAAAATGATCCCAGGCTCAGGTCGAGTGCCGTGGCAGATCCCAGATCGACGGCATTGGATCGCATCGCAGCCGGCATGGCATCGGTCGTGATCGCCAGGCCGCCCGTGCCCACCGTCGTCATGGCGGTCAGCACCTCGGCGATCGTTGCGGTCTCGATCAGGCCAGCGGTTGAGCTGTTGGCCAGCGGGAAACCCTGCAGCGTCGCGCCGGTGAAGTCCATCACGCCCTGGAACACCGAATCGATGATGGTGCCGCTGAACGTGGTTGAGGATCCGATCGCCACGTCCGGGGCCCCGATGTCGCCGACCTGCGCCACCTCACCGGTCGTCAGGTCCTCCAAGCCGGCGGGTGTGAAGCGCAGCATGTCCTCCTGGGTGCCATCGCAGGCGACGAAGCCGCCGCCGCTGTTGGTGAACAGGTAGCTGAACCGGTTGCGGGCTGCCATGTCCTGCTGGACCTGCGGCAGGGCCGTCGAGTAGTTGCCCCAGCCTGACCATGCCGTGCGATGCGGGGCCATCGCCAGCGTTGAGGGCCGGCGGAACTCCACCGGGTAATTGGCGCGGCCGGTCGCCAGGCCGCCGGCGGGGGCCACCGGGAAGTCGGACGATGATGCTGGATCGCGCAGGCGGCTGGCCTCGAGCTGTGGCGCCAGTGCGGTGTGGGCATCGGCCGAGCTGAGGCCCAGGGCCACCAGCAGGGCATGAGCGGCCAGGTAATCGACACCCGAGCGGTACTGGGTCCGCAGCCACACCGCGGCCGTTGCCGAGCTGCTGGTGAAGGCGGTCGACCAGCTCCAGCCGAGGGTCGTTGATGCCTCAGTGCCGCTCGCATCGTCGTCGAACACCAGGCTGGGGGCCTCGTTGACGAATGGGTCCTCAGCGTTGAACGCCTCCGGCATCCCCACGTAGCACTCGGACCACAGCGCAGGGTCAGGGCTTGCGGTCGCGGTCGTCAGATCGCTGATCGCCGCCCAGTGCTTGTTGGCGTGCTTCACCACCGTGCCCTTGCGGTAGTAGGTGCTGTTGGCGTAGTTCTGGTCGGGGTTGGAGCGCCGCAGGGAGATCAGCGCCGACCGCAGCACCCCGTCACCCACGGGGGTCGTCGCCGTGGTCGAGGTGACCGCCAGGGTCGTGGCCGCCGGCAGGGCGCCGCTGACGCCGGCACGGGTTGGATCCAGCTGCAGGATCTGGTGCCGCTGCGGGGTCCTGGCGTTGGTGGTGTTTGCGAGCTTGAGCACCAGCCGCCGCTCCTCCTTCGTCCGGTTGTCGGCGATGCGACGGATGTAGACCCGGCGGTTGTTGACGCTTGACCCGCCGGCGGCGCCGTTCTCATCGGCCAGGGCCGCTGCGAGGTTGATGATCGTCGGGCTGCCGGCACTCCATGACGGGTTAGCCAGCTGCGCCCGCCAGTCGGGGCCCTGTGGATTCTCGACCCAGATGTAGGAGTCGGGCCGCAGGGTGAAGGACTCGAGCACTGCCGGATCCAGCGCGGCCGACAGGGTGATGGCGCCGGAGGTGGCGCTGCTGACGGTGCCGAGGAAGATCCGGCGGATCGCGGGCGTCTTGGCGTCGGGCCGCAGGGGCACGCGAAACGCCGAAAGGGTCCAGCTCTTGTCGATCGGGAACGCCGCCGACCGATACCCCTCAGCCAGGGCGGTGATGCCACCGAAACTGGTGTTGCCGTTGGTTGAATCCAGTTCGCCGCCGGTCTGCACCCAGTTGTGGACACCGGCGCCGATGGAGAACACCGACACCTCCTGGACGAAAGCGCCATTGATGACGCGGATGTGGAACGAACGCCGGCCGGGCTTCATCCGCCGCGAGTCCGGCGATGAATCGATCAGCGCCTGATAATTCGCGGGCGTCACCCAGCTGCCGCCCGAGTAGATCTGCCAGCAGCTGAGGGTTTTCTGATTGCCGGTATTCGTGTATTGAGCCGTCACCATGGACCGCAGGCCTGTGACCTTGCTGCCGTCCATCAGGGCCCCGCAGAGGCCCCGGACCGTCCTGATGCCGACGTTGAGGATGTAGAACGACGCCGATCCGACGGTGTCCCACGCCTCCGACGGGCTGCCGCTGATCGGGCCGACGATCTGGTGCTCTGACGTCCTGGCGACCAGCAGGGCCGCCGACCCGTTGCCGTTCGGCGCCAGGGCGGTGTTGATTCTGCCGTAGAAGCCTGTCAGCTGCGCTTCGGATGCGAACTCATAGCCCGAGAGCAGATGGTGGCTGCTGGTGCTGCCCAGCTTGTCCATCAGGGTGTAGCCGAACGTGTAGCCGGTCCCGGTCGTGCGGAACATGCAGCTGCGGTTCGTGATCGTCGCCACCCCGCTGGACTCGCTGTAGGCCTCATCGGCGTCAGCAGGGACGTAGTTCGGGCGGATCGTGCATTTCCGATAGTCCGGCGCCCACATGGTGCAGCCACGGGGCAGGATGCAGCCACCTTCATTCGGGTTGAACCCGACCAGTTCAGCGATCGTCGGCACCTTGCCGTCAGCCCAGACGGCAGGCGTGGTGCCGGTGTTGCCGGGGTCGTTGTAGAGGGTGTGGACACCAGCCGACAGGCGGATGCTGACACAATCCAGATGGGCGGCCTCTTGGCTGTAGTTGAACCAGCTCTTGCTGGTGATCAGTCCCGCCTCGATCAGTGCGCGGTTGATGGTCTTGAACGGCCGCATCTCGCTGTAGCCGCACGTCAGCCGCTGGTTGTCGATCCGGCGGATCTTGGCGTCGATGTTCGCCGTCGTCGGATTGGTGCCCGACGGATCCGGGTCGTAGGACGCGAACGATCCGGCGGCGAAGGCGTCCGATCCGATGTAGGGGTTGACGTAGAGCTGGAATGGGGCGTTGAGCGGATCGTTCAGCTCGCCCGATCCCGCGAGGATGTTGGCATTGCCCAGCAGCTGCCGCAGGCCATCCAGCATTGCGCTGAGCTGAGCCTTGACATCGGCCTGGCTGGTGGCGAGGGGCCAGCTGCCGGCCTCGGCCGCCTTCTTGATAGTCGTCACCGCTGTCTAGGCAGGGCCATGCCCCTAGGGTAGCTGGCCAAAAAAAAGGCCTGACAGGCCACCACGCCCGTCAGACCTGCCACTTCCCACGCGCAGATCCTAGCCCATCCGCAGCTGTGTTTCACCGAGCACCAGGAACGCCGCGCTGCCGCTGATCAGCTCCCTGGCGCCGGTCTCGACGCCGGTGCGGGCCAGCAGCAGGTCGGCCTCATACCAGAGCGCACCGCCCAGCCGTGGATCGCGGCAGGGGTTGCTGCCGGGCGCCTCCGCCGGCCGTTCGCGGTGCAGGTAGAACCGGGCCCGGCACCGGCAGCCGCGGTCGAGCATCATCACCAGCCGCAGCAGTGCCGTCGAATCCTGGCTGCCGGCCCGGTAGCTGCGCTCGAGGTCGAACTGCAGGGTGCCGCTGCCGCGCACCAAGGCCTTCACTGAATCCCCGTAGGGCTCGGCCAGGGCGGTGGTGTCAGCCGTGGCGGCCTCCTGGTCCAGGGTCCAGCGGGCCAGCTGGGCCTGCAGCTTCCATCCAATCAGCTCAGTGCCGGCCGCGGCCGAGGGGATGACAGCGACCTGGTCGGCAGGCAGCTCCGGCTCCGCCAGGGGCAGCACCGCAAGCACCGACTGAGCCAGGGTCAGCAGTGCCGCCTGATAGGCCGCCTCAGCGGAGTAGGGAGCCAGCACGAGGGCACCGAACGCCACGCCGGCCAGGGGCAGCCGGCCGGTGGTGCCACCGTTCACGCCGTTGATCTCGGAGTCGTAGAACGCCAGCCGGCCCAGGGTGTCGCGGCCGGCGTAGCAGGTCAGCTGCTGGGTCAGGCCGGTCGTCGCCGACGCCTCCCAGTAGGCCGCGGCATCACTGGCGGCCCAGTAGGGGCCGGCGTCGTTGGTGCGGTGCACGGTCGCGGGCCCGGCAATGCCCAGGCCGCCCCAGTGGCGGTGGCCATCGGGGCAGTCGGCGTAGCCGTTGAGGTTGGCGTCGATCGGCAACCCGCGGGCGCAGGTGATGATCACCCGATCGCCAGGCCAGAAGCCCGGCTGCGCCAGCCAGAGGCGGCCGTTATCGAAGCGGGCATCGGTGAGCACCGTGAGCGGTGGCCACTCGCGGCTCAGCTCCATCTCCCCGCCGGTGCCCAGCAGGCTCATCAGACCGTCCCGCTGATGGCGTTGAAGACCACGCTGACCTGGCAGCTGACCACGTCGCCGACGCTGGTGGAGATGCCGGTGTTCTGGAACAGGACGGGGCCGCGGATGTTGCGGTCGAGCAGGATCAGCTCCAGGTCGCGGATGGTGTCGTCGGCCGTGATCTGCTGCTGCAGCAGCTGGCTGACGGGGCTGCTGCGGTCATAGAGCAGGGTCATGGACCCGGAGTAGGCCCGCAGGCCGTAGACGTAGCTGCGGGTGGTGTCGCCCAGGGCGGTGTCCTCCGGGGTCTCGGAGGACAGCTGCAGCGAGATGTCGCGGGCCTTGGCAATCCCGATGCCGTCCAGGCGCACCTCGGCGTCGCGTGAGGTCAGGACGGCCATCAGGGCGGCTGGAGGGGATAGGGTCAGGGTAGCGGCTGGAAAGGCAAGCCCAGCTGAGCACCGTTGAGGCGGTGCTGCGCCATCTCGAAGTAGGCCGGATCGCGCTCAATGCCGATGGCGCGGAATCCTTCAGAAATCGCAGCCTTGACGGTGGTGCCGCTGCCCATAAAGGGATCAAGCACGATCCCAGCGGGTGGGGTGACGAGACGGCAGAGGTAGGCCATCAGGTCGAGGGGCTTGACGGTGGGATGCGTGACGCCTTGCCGTTCGGCTGCGGTCGCCTTAGCTGTGTAGAAGAACCGGGCGGCGCTGCCGGAGTCGGCTCCCCTCTGAGGCTGGCATTGATCCTGCCCAGCAGCGCCGTGGAACCCCATGCCACCACGTCGCGTGGGATTAGCGCCGCTTGACTGCTCCGGGAACAACTCCACGACCTCATCGCTGCCGTCGTGGATCAAATTGCTAGGCCAGCGGCCACCCGGCTTCAGCTCCAGGACCGCCTCTCGCCTGCCGGCCTGCCTGTGCTTCTCGCTCGGGTTGCTGATGTTGGCCTGGCTTGGGGCCATCATCCGGCATTTCTCACCGTGCGCCACCCGACACCCATCCACATTCAGCGCCCCGGTGCCATGCTCCAGGACGTTTGCGGCCACGGTGCCAGCGAATGGCTTGCGGGCCATGGTGATCGGTTCAAGCGCGGGCTTCAGCGCGGTGCCCCAGCCCGCCCACTGCTGGGCCTCAGGCGGGGCGGGGGCAGTTGCGTGGTATTCGCCGCCAGCGAAGTCGCCTGCCATGCAGGCACGGGCCGATCCACTGCGGCCGGAAATGCCCACCACTTCCCGCTCCGCTCCCGCCGCTTTGTCAATAGCCTTGCTCACGTCCAGCGACTTTGGAAATCCTGATCCGTACACCCAGGCGATCATGTCACGGATCTCAAAGCCAGCATCCTCAATCCGGCACGCCATCCGGTGTTGCGTGCGCGTACCAGCAAAGGCCAGCAAATGCCCGCCGGGCCTCAACACCCGCAGGCATTCGGCCCACACTTCAACGCCAGGCACGTCATAGTCCCAGCGCTTGCCCATGAACGCGAGGCCATAGGGCGGATCGGTCACGATGGCATCGATGGAGGCGTCGGGCATGGCGCGCAACAC